TTAAAATAGAAAAGGCTGGTTTAACTAAGTCTATTTCTGATTTAAGAATATCTCTTTCTAATCCTGCACAAGTACAATATATTGATAAAGAATCAGGACAACTTATTACTACAACATCAAGTTCAGCAAGAAGAGCTTTACAAGATGAATTAGCTAGAACTCTAAATGATAGAAATCAAGTTAACCTAAAATTAGAAGCCATAACAGATTCTATTACAAAAACAGATATGGTAATTCTAAATGAACAAATAGGCAATGAAGAACAAAGAGAACTTGGACCACTAAAATATCTAGCAGAAACTACAGGTAAAGATATGAATACAGTTGTAAATTGGTTCTTGTTGATGATTATATTTGTTTTTGACCCATTAGCAATTGCATTAGTTGTAGCTGCAAACATGGCTTTTACAATGAATAGACCTAAAGATATTGAAATGTCAGTACCAGATGGAATGGAATTTAATAAACCATATCCAATGCCAAAATCTTGGTACGAACCAAATATAGAGGAACAAGATTTAGCTGTAGATGACTTAGAAGAAAATATTAAAACAGCTGACGTTGAAGAGGAAAAAATAGAAGAAGTTAAAGATGACCTTTATGGTGAAGATTATGGTGAAGATAGAACACAAATGATTAAAGGTTCTGATGGAGTATATAGACCATTAGGAAATAAAAATTTATAGAGGAATAGTTATGGAACAATATAGAGTTGAATATTTACCAGGTACAAAATGGAATGAAAAAAAGGGAGCTATGTATCGCCACATGGAATGTAAAGTTTGTGGTGTAATGACAAAATGCAGTGAAGATACTCAAGCCGTAACTTGTTCTATTTGTGTTCAAGAATCATTATATGAACAATTTGGTGGACCAGATGTAACTCTAAAGAAATCTTCAGGTCGACCAAGAGGTTGGAAATGGATGGCTGTATTTGTTGATAGAGATGGAACAGTTTTTCATAGAGGAATAGAACAACCTGAATTAAAGGGTACTTTAGAGCCTAGTAAAGTAAAAGATAAAGGCAATAGATTAACTAAAAAAGATAAAGAAAAAATAAAGCTAGAAGCTGGAAGAAGGTTATATAAACTTAAAAAAGATATACAAAAGTTACGATGGAAAAAGGACAAAAAAGTCCTAGATAAAGCTATTAAGTATGAGACTAGAATATTAGCTGGAAAGTTTCCAAGAAAGTTTGACTCAGAAGAGTATTGGAAAAAAACTTACTAAACATTTTACCATGTAGATTTTTTTGTTTATATTTAACATATTACAACAATAAACTTGAGAACTGATATGTTGATAAATATGACAAATAGATTGATTTACCAAAGAGGTGGATCCACAAAAGAAGCTAAAGAAATAAGGTTTGAACTTCCTAAAGATATGACCTGTAATCAATTTAAGGTTATGTGTATAAGAATGGCTCATGCAATAGGTTATCATGAAACATCTGTTAGAGAAACATTTGGTAAAATAGATGATGAAAACCTCGAAAAAGATAAAAAACAACTAAAATTATTATTTGACTAATATGGCATTATACGACGAAGATATGGAAAGAGAATTACCTGGCAAACAGGCAAAATCAGAGACTGTAGCACTACCTCCTCCTAATACTATTTGGGAAGAGTCTGAACGAGGAGTATATATTCCTGAAAGTGTATTATATTTAGTGGGTGAAATTGCTGAATATACTCTTTTTGATTTTATGACTAGAGTTAGGGTTATTATTAGAGAAAGAGGACCTGAATATAAAGAAGAACCTCTAAATTTAATTATTAACTCTCCTGGTGGTGATGTATCTGAGATGTTTGGTATTATAGACTTTATGGAGATTATAGATACTAAAGTAAATACCATCTGTAGAGGTTCAGCACAATCTGCAGGAGCAATAATTTTAGCTTGTGGAACAGGACAAAGAGCTGCATCAAAGCACTCTACAATAATGTTTCATCAAGGATCTACATTTTCACAAGGAAAACTTTCAGATGTTAGAGCAGGTTTAGAATATTCTAAGTCTGTAGAATCTAAAATTTATGCTTTACTTGGTGAAAAAACAAAAAAACCAGCTGAATGGTGGGAAGAAAAGATGAAGTCAGACTTTTACTTAACCGCTGAAGATGCTTTAGAATTAGGTGTAATAGATACAATAGGATAATATGAATTTAACAGAACAACAATTATTAGAAAACTGGAATAATCTACTATCAAAGATTGACAACAATTTTGATGGTGAAAGAAAACGAGCTCTTTTAGAAATGTACAATGGCTTTGCCGATCGCATGATGATGGCACCAGCCTCTGGTATAGAACACTTTCATAACTGTTTTATTGGTGGATATGTTGACCATGTATTAAGAGTTATGGAATGTTCTGCCAACTTATATAACTTATGGAAAAAGATGGGAGCAGATATGAGTGGTTATACAACAGAAGAACTTGCATTTTCTGCACTTAATCACGACCTTGGTAAAATTGGTGATATGAACCATGAATATTATGTACCAAATCCTAGTGAATGGCACAGAAAGAATCAAGGTAAAATATACAATGTCAATCCTGATATTCAAAATATGTCTGTACCTCATCGTAGTTTATGGTTATTACAAGAGTTTGGTATAAAATATTCTCAAAATGAAATGATAGCTATAATGACTCATGATGGATTATATGACGATGGTAATGCTACATATCTTAAAACTTGGGACAAAGACAGAAAGCTTAGAAATCACATGCCATTATTACTACATCAAGCAGACCACATGGCATCTATGATTGAGTTTGAAAGATGGAATAAAGGTGGAGTACAAGCATCGGCCCCTTTAGTAAAAAATAGTACTCCAACATTTAAGAAAAAAGCACCTAAAATATCTAGTGCAAATGAAAGTGCACAAGATTTATTTAAGGACTTATTTGGAGATACTAAGTGATATTAACAATTGTTATATTATCTATCGTAGTTTTAATTTTAGGATATGGTGTATATAATCTTCTACAAAAGTTAGAAGGATATGAAGAAGCCGTAGAAACCTCAGATAAAAGCCTTATTGAAGTTCAACAAAGTTTGGTTGCAATTTTAGCAAGAATTAGGGCTATAGATAGAAAGGGTATATTTGAAAATGATGATGAAGTAGGTCAAACGTTTAAGCAAATAGCTGATGTAATTAAAAGTATTGAGGAACAAGATGAATAAAAAACTATCAGCAGTACAACAATTTTACTTTGACTTAGAAAGGCAACAAGAAGAAGAAAGAAGAATCTTTGAAGAACAGCGAAAAGGTAAAAGAAGAGGTCGACCAAGAAAAAACAAAATGTATTTTACACCTATTACAGAAGCTGCTATCATAGCCTACAATAAAGAGCCAGACCAAAAATTAAGAAATAAAGTTTTTAATGAGCATATACATAAAGCTCTAGATAAACTTTCAGAAAATATAATTCATACGTTTAAGTTTTATTATTTTGATTATGGAGCAAGAGAACTTAAACAAGAGGTAGTAGCATTTATGCTTGAAAAATTACCTAAGTTTGTAGAAGGAAAAGGTAAAGCTTTTTCATATTTTAGTATAGTTGCTAAAAATTATTTAATACAAAACAATAATAAAAACTACAAGGCATTAAAAGAAAAAGCTCCAGTTGTAGTAATAGATACACAACGAGACTTAACAAATGAGCAAATGAAAAAAGAGTTTGATGAACAAAGAGCTGCATTTATGGAAGCTTTCATTGACCATTATGACAAGAAAATACCTACAGTTTTTAAGAGCGATAGAGATAGAAAAATAGCCTATGCCGTCTTAGAACTGTTTAGAGAACGAGAAAATATAGAAAACTTTAATAAGAAAGCACTGTATATTATGATTAGAGAAATGACAAACACTAGAACTCAGTATATAACGAAGGTTGTCAACGTAATCAAAAAGGAATATTCAGAGACTTTCAAGAAATATCAAGAAGCAAGGATAAATATCTAGATGTAAAATTTAGTATATTTAATTTTGACAATGGCCATACCGGCCTAATTATTAACAATAGCTAGCAAGTATTATTAACAAAAAAGAAAAAGAGGGAAATTTTATGAGAACAATTATTTTAACAGCTGTTTTAGCTTGCGCAACTTTTTTAAGTACACAAGCTCAAACTAAAGGAGACTGGTACATTGGTACTGGTGATGTTGCAAACGTTGCTTGGACAGAATGGGCTTTGGCTCCAACTGTTGGATATGGCGTAATGGACAACCTAATGGTAGGTCTGTCAGTATCCCAAGCAGACTCGACTGTAGATATGGTAATGGACTTCCATGCAAGATACTTTGTAAAAGGATATTTTGTATATGCTGCAGCGAAAGACTTAGACACAGATAACTTAAAGATCGGTCTAGGTAAAATGTTCACTATACGTAATAACGTATTTGTAGACCCTAAAGTGGTTTACTCAACTGGAGAAAAGACTACTAACTTAATGTTAGGTTTCGGTCTTAAATTTTAATTATTAAATAACAAATGCTAGCTAAAAACCAAAAACAAGGAGAGACAAAAATGGATAACGTAATAAAATATATTACAGGATTCTTCGGAGGTTTGATGGGAATCATGATGGCGATTCTTCCAATTACTATATTATGGTACGTTTTAACAGGCGGATCTGTATTTGGTATGGATGTTATTGCTAACTTGACTGCTCTTGTAAGTTCACTAGGAAATGGTGGATTTGTAGGATTAGTTGTATTGGTAATCATTGCCCAATTCTTCGTAGGTAAAAAGTAATATACCTAACATAGAATAATTAGTTGCCCTGGTACTTAATGTGCTGGGGCAATTTTTATTTTGTAGCTCGGATATATTTATATATGGACAGATAGTATTAGGAGAAATAATATGTTTGATGACGAAATATTTGAAGGTAAAACCTTATCTAATCTTTTTTCTGAGATATACCAAAACTCAAAAAAGAAGGATGAGCAAATAAATACCTTAATAGGACAATTAAAGGGTCTAATTAAAAACATGACTGATGCTACGGTTATAGTACCTTTAATAAAAGATTATATTGATGCGTCCTTAAAAAATGATGACCATTTAATAAAAATGGCAGGAATAATACAAAGAGCTCAAACAAGAGCAACAGACTCAGGTGGAGATTTTTCTTTAAGTGATGATGAAAAAAAGCAATTGTTAGAAACTATAACTGAGTTAGAAGATAAAACTAGGGATAAATAATGGCTATAAATACTGGAGGACAAGTTAAAGGCTTAGAACAAAAAGTCGATAATTTACAAATAGAACCAGCAGAAGTTGTAGATATTATATTAGATGAATCTCATCCAGAATATAATCCTGATAATGGTAATACCGTTGGTTGTGTTTTAGCAAGGGCTATACAAACAGAAAGAAATAGAAGTGACTATACTTTACAATGGACAATGCCTGCAAATGGAAATATAATACAATATCCTTTAATTGCAGAAATAGTTTTATTAGTAAATGGAGCTTCACCAGATTCACAAAGACAAACGGGTTCTATTAAAAAGTATTGGATGTCTTTGCCACAAAATGTTTGGCAAGATGTAAATGAGAATAGTTTACCAGCAGCATCTTATGCTTTACCATATAGACAAGCAAATGCAAAAGAATTTGATAGACATAAGGGAGATGCAGAACCAGAAGGACCAACATTAGGTAATTCATTTGAACCAAAAGAAATTGCACCAATGCAGCCTTATGAAGGCGACTTAATTATTCAAGGTAGATGGGGTAATTCAATAAGATTTGGTAGTACTTCTGACCCTCAAGCTGGAGATCCAAATCTTTATTCTGATGCTGGTTCACCAGGTGACCCTATAATTACAATACAAAATGGATATGGTAATGCCTCAGATACAGGAGAAGGTTATCACTTAGAAGATTATACAACTTCAGGAGATGCTTCACAAATAGTATTAGCAAATGGTCAAAAAATACCTTTAGAAATTGCAAGTACTAATAAAGATTCTTACCATAATAGCTCAAATCCTGATGAACAAGACGCTTTTGAAGGAAATCAAGTAATAATAAATTCAGATAGAATAGTATTTAATGCAAAAACAGATAGTATTTTGGGAACAGCAAAAGTTTCAGTTGGCTTTTCAACAGAAGGAACATTTAATATAGATGCTGATGACCATACAATAATAGATTCACCTAAAATATATTTAGGAAATGCATCAACAGATGAAGCCGAGCCTGTAGCTTTAGGTCAAACCTTGGTAGATTGGATGCAAAAGTTATGTGATACTCTAATGGCAGAAACTCACCCTACGGCATGTGGTCCTAGTGGAACACCAATAAATTCGGCAGATTATGCAGACTTAAAGTCGGCGGCACCAGATATATTGAGTGAAAATAGTTTCTGTACAAAATCTAATTAGGAGAATAGAATGCCATTTAATGTTGGACTTTTTGCAAATGTTTACAATCTAAACTTTGGTAACGATGTACCAAGTGGAGAAAAACAAGGAGATGCAGGCAAAGGTTGGGCACAGGCAGTTACAGCAGGAGCGGCCACAGTTTTAGCACCTGCTCCATCTACACTTTTAAGTGCAGCAGAAAATGCAATGGCTGGCGCTTTAGCCGGATGGAATTCAGATACAGATAACGCAGGAAATATGTTAAAGTCAGCAATACAATTATATGCAACAACAATGGCTCCGGGTTTTGCACCAGGCGGAGTACCAGCAATACCTCCAGCCGGTCCACCACCAATAGATAGTGTTTTTTCTGTTGGAGAACCTGGAGGAGCAGATGCATTAACAATGGGTAATCAATTTGGTGCAATATTAGCTAGTTGGTTTCCAACAGGAACATATATGATTCCTGGTGCACCACCTATTGGACCATTACCTTGGATATAGGAACAAAAAAGTTAGCAAACGAGATATTTATATAAGTAACGAGAACTAAGATGAAAAAAACAGAAAAACTATTAGAACTAATTAGAAAAGTTGTTAGAGAAGAAGTTAGATCCGTAATTCAAGAAGAGTTAGGATCTAAAAAGAAATTAACAAAGGAAGCAATACAACATGGTATGAACCTAAATGATATTGTAAATTCTCCTAAAAACCCTTATGAACAAGGCACTCGTAAAAGAAAACAAAAAGAAGATTTTCAATTTACTAAAGATCCTGTTCTTAATAAAGTTCTAAACGAAACAGCAAATAAAGATGAGTGGCCAACTATGGGAGGTGCACCATTCACAGCTGGTAAAGAAGGATTAGCATCAATGATGGGTATGCAATCACCAGAACAAATGTTTGGTGGAAAACCATCTGTAGAACAAATGCTTCCTAATGATAGAAAACATGTACAGATAGATGATAACATGGCAGATATATTAACAAGAGACTATTCTCAACTAATGAAAAAAGTTGATGAAAAAGTAAAAAACAAGAGACCTTAATAAATGGCAATACCTCCTAGAAAAATATTTAGAATTAACCCAGCCGATGAAGATGAAAGAATTGCGGTTGGTATAGATTTGCCTCTTAGAGATAATAATGATTCTCCTTTTCCACAAACGAGAACTACTATTAGAGCTGCAGCTGCAAATATGAAAAATTTAATTCTAACAAGAAAAGGAGAAAGACCATTTCACCCAACATTGGGTACTAGTATTTATGATTCTTTATTTGACCAAAACGTTGATGAAATGATAGGAAAAATAGAAGAAGAAATAAATGAGGCAGTAGCTTATTGGTTACCTTATATACAAATAACAGACCTAGTTGTTGGAGTATCTGATAAACAATATGGCTTTGGTGATAGATTTAATGGAGTAAGAATATCTATAAGTTTTACACTAGCAGGAAATAGGTTCGAAGAAGAAAGAATAGTCCTTGAAATAGGTGGAGTAGAATAATGGCACTAGTTAAAAAAGACGTAAAATACTTAAATAAAGATTTTTCTCAGTTTAGAGAAAGATTAGTAAATTTTGCAAAAACATACTTTCCAGATACATACACTGACTTTAATGAAACTTCTCCTGGAATGATGTTCATTGAAATGACTGCTTATGTTGGAGATGTATTATCACTATATATCGATAATCAACTAAGAGAGTCAATGTTATTACATGCAGAAGAACCACAAAATGTATATGATATTGCTCAAGCATTAGGATATAAACCAAATCCATCAGCTGCTGCAACCGTTACCTTAGATGTATTTCATCTTGTACCAGCTGTTGGAAGTGGTGTAAATGTAGCTCCAGACTTTAGATACGCTTTAGAGATACAAGAAGGCATGACAATAAAGTCTACAGAAAATAAAGAAGTAGAATTTAGAACCTTAGAAGCAGTTGATTTTGCATTTTCTAGTTCTACAAGTCCTACAGAAGTTTCAATATATAAAGTAGATGATACAACAGGAGCTCCACAATTTTATCTTTTACAAAAAAGCATTAAAGCGATATCTGGAAAATTAGAGTCAGAAACTTTTCAGTTTGGTGAACCTAAGAAATTTGATAGAATTAGATTAGCACCAACAAATATTATAGATATAGTGGACTGTAAAGATATAGATGGAAATAAGTGGTATGAAGTGGATTATTTGGCACAAGATACAGTTTATACTGAAGTAAAACAAGGAGAGGCTGTTGACCCACTATTATCTCCATACGCAGATTCTGTACCATATATATTATCTCTAAGACGAGTACCTAGACGTTTTACAAAAAGAATAACGTCTAATAATCAAATAGAATTGCATTTTGGAGCAGGAGTATCTGCAAATGCTGATGAAATTATTTTACCTAATCCTATAAATGTAGGAATGCAATTACCGTATGGTAATACGTCTGGTCTAGATAATGCTTATGACCCTACTAACGTTCTTTTTACCCGAGGATATGGTAAAGCCCCTTCAGATACAACTTTAATTGTTAGATATTATACTGGTGGTGGAATAATTGCAAATGTTTCGTCAAGAACACTAACAGATATTACAAATGCACAATTTTTAGGTGGAACAGATGGACTAGATACTGATGTTGTAGATTTTGCAAGAAAGTCTTTGGCATGTACAAACCCAGAAGGAGCTACTGGAGGTAGAGGACAAGAAACAGTTGAAGAAATAAGACAAAACGCACTTGCGGCTTATTCAACACAAAATAGGGCGGTAACAAAAGAAGATTATATTGCAAGAGTTTATACTTTACCTGGTAAATATGGAAGTATAGCTAAGGCTTATGTTGAAAGAGATGAACAAAATTTACAAGAGGATGGGTCTACTGAATTTAATCCTTTAGCAATAAACCTATATCTTCTTTCCTATAACGCAAATAAACAACTTATTGCACCAAATTTGGCAACAAAAACAAACTTAAAAACATATCTTACCAAGTTTAGAATGTTAACTGACGGTGTAAATTTAAGAAATGCACATGTAATTAACATTGGTATAAAGTTTGATATTGTAGCCAGACCTGATGCTATTTCTAAGGAAGTACTTATTAAAGCAATTGATGAAGCAAAGACTTATTTTTCTATAGATAAGTGGCAAATAAACGAACCAATATCGATATCAGATCTAGCAGCAACTTTAGACCAAGTAGATGGAGTGCAATCAATATTAAACCTAACAGTAGTAAATAAGTTTGATACAGACTCAGGATATTCTCCAAACTTCTATGATATACAAGAAGCTACTAAGAGTAATATAATTTATCCTTCTATGGACCCTTCAATTTTTGAAGTTAGGTTTCCTGATACTGATATTGAAGCTAGAATAGTTGGAGCATAAACATGATTTATAGTATAACATCATCAATAGACGCAACAATGTATGAGCAGTTTGAAGCAAAGAATACTGGCTTAGACGAAGTATTACAACTCCAAAAGATAATATCAGAATCAACCACAAATAGTACTTTTAATTCTAGAATATTAACAAAGTTTAATTTAGGATATATATCTAGTTCTATTCTTTCTGGAGATATACCGGCATTTTTTGAAGCAGACTTAAAATTATATACACATGAAGCTCAAAGTTTACCGTTTTCTTATACTTTATATACATACGCTGTTTCACAGTCCTGGGAAATGGGAATAGGTAGAGAAACACATAATCCAAAAACAACAGAAGGTGTTAGTTGGAAATATAGAGATGGAGAATCAGTAGGTACAGTTTGGGAAACGGCATCTGCAGATTTTGGAGCTGGAAGTTCAGGTAGTTTGGAAACACAAACAACTGTAGGTGGCGGTAACTGGTGGACAGGAAGTGCAGCTAGCCAATCTTTTGAATATCAAAGTTCAGATGTTTGTATGAATGTATCTCAGCTAGTTAAAGCATGGCTTAGTGGTAGTTTCTTTGGTGGACCAATAGTAAACAACGACGGATTTTTAGTAAAAAGATCTGACGTAGATGAATATAATGGTAAAAACTTTGGTGATATTAGATTCTTTTCAAAGGAAACACATACAGTTTATCAACCTAAATTACAGTTTAAGTGGAATGATTTTTCACCTGCAACTGAAAGTTTATCTCAACTAGATATTGCTGGTGATATTTTTGTTTATGTTAAAAACAATAGAGACTTAATACATAGAGAAAGCAAAGAAAGATTTAGACTAGTTGGAAGAGATAGATTTGTTTCAAAGTCTTATGCAAATTCAACTGCAGAATTAGATGTTAAGCATCTTCCTACAAACTCATATTGGTCTATAGAAGACTATAATACGGGAGAAACAGTAATAGATTTTGATACAACATACACTAAAATTAGTTGTGATTCTAGCGGTAATTATATTGATTTATGGATGGACCAATTTGAAACAGATAGAAGATATAAGTTTGTAATTAAAGCAACTAGTGGAAGTACTGTTAAGATTTTTGATGATGATTTAACATTTAAGGTAATTGATTAAGAATGGCAAAACCAAGATACAGAACCCAAAAGGTAGAAAGACAGGTTTCTAGTAAGCCTTTAGAGCCTACTAAAGACGTAAATGCAGGTAAAGATGCAACACTAACTAAGCCAGATAGTGGTGCTGTTTCAATAGTAACTGTACAAGAAGACTATTATCCTTGGGATGCTGGAGCACATATAATTAGAGAAGATATAGAAAATTTTCAAATAAATGAAACTTTAGATTATTTAGAAACAGCTGCCGATAAAACACATAGAGACCCTAATAATACAATAATATCACAAACAGATAGTGATGCAATAGGACAAGACTTTGTTATAGTACCACAAAGATACGTATTAGAAAAAGAAAATTATATATCTGTTGTAGATACTTCAATAACAGAGCTTTTACCTACGGTTGTTTATGGAGAAACAGGAGCTCCAATACTTAGAGAAAATCCTAATTCTGGAGAAACAACTGGTATTATTATTTTTCCTTCACATGGAACGGTTGATGGCAAAATATCAGATGGTTGGAGTGTATATGAAGATAAGGCACTTGCTACTACTGCATATCAATTTCCAGCAAATCATTCAAGAGTACTAGTAGCAGATGCATATAATTATTTAGGTGAAGACGATATAGAAATTGAAGATGGTTTAACTTATGAATGGATATTTAATTCAGATAATCCTGCAAAGCATGGCTTAGAAACTAGAAAAAGAATAAGTAATAAGGTTGTAAGTAGAACTAAAAAGCTTTCTCTAATAAATGGAACTAAGTTTGATACAGGATTCTATCATTGTAGAGTAAAAAACGGTAAAGGCCAAATTGAAACTCAGCAAATTTACATATTGTGTTTTGGTGGATTGATAATTGAAAGAGAAGAATTACGAAATCCTGAAACTGGAGAATTTTTAGCGTTTGGAGCTCCAACAGGAGAACTACTGGAAGACCAACAACATAACAATCAGTATAGACTAACAGACTCTTGGATGGATTATGATACTGAAAATAATGTTTGGTTCAATGCTGCATGGGACTCTGGAGCAGAAGAATGGTATACTAGAGATAATTATAGAAACTTTAATCCTTGGAGAGTACCCAAGTATGGACCAGAACCAAAACAAGATGAGGTACCAGATGAAAGAGTTGTTAATCCTACAAAAACTTCTGTAGTTTCTAGACAGCCAGAGACTTCAACCTTACCTGTTAGAAAAGAAGCAACAGTTCAACCTAGACAAACAACAGTACAAAGTGTAAAACCAGACGGATCTAGAGGAAGAAATACTAGAATACAGGGAAGATAGATGGCTTGGAACACGAAATATAAAGATGAAGACTTAAGGCTAATACCATCAAAGCCTATATTATCTGACTTTGGAAAGGCTCTAGATGCTGAAGATAGAGTAGAACTTCATATTTACAGTCGAGATAACGATACACTTTTATTCTCAGATGCAGATATAACTAGCTATAAAGTAGCTGAAGGTGGTATTTTAGATAATGGTACTGTAAACCAAGATCCTGTTGTATTTTTAGATTTACATAACGATATAAGACAGTTTGTAAACTCAGGAACATTTAATGTAAAGTATTGTTTCTATAGAACTGTAGTTGGAAGTCCTGATTTATCTGTAAATGACTTGTTTTTAGATGAAATAAGTACTAGCAGAAAAGAAATAAGACTAAAAATTAGTGATGATGCATCTCAAGAAGAAAAAGAAATCTTCGAAGACTTTGCAGATAAACTATCAATAAAAGGAGATGTTGACCATTGGGTTGATATTCATGTTAACTTTGGAGATAACATAGTACCTTTAGCTGTAAATTGGTCTATAGATAAAATAACAACTCCAGAATTTCCATATTCTATTGTATTAAAATTATATGAGCCACTACCTGATAATATTGATGTAAAAGCACCTTGTTGGATAGTACAAGAAATGATAACTCCTGTTAGGGAGACTGTTTTTGTTGAATCACCTGAAGTAGAAAAAGAAGTTAACTTTCTTGCACCACCAAACTTTGGAGCAGGAAGCGAAGATAATCTTGGAGGAGGTACAACTGGTTATGAAACATGGACTACTCTTACAAATGCAAAAGAAGAAGTTGTAAATAAAGTTCTTAATAGATATTTTTCAAGCAGCCTCGCAGATGTAAGACTTAGTATAGACTATAGAAGATTTTCGCACTTTATTAGATTTGGTTCTGCAAAATCTAGATTAGATAATTTCAAATATAAACTATCACAGGTAGAATTCTTTCAGGAAAAGATAGAAAATTTAACTACAAATTCTCCTGCTACAGCTAGTAATGCATCAATAACAGGTTCAACATACCACCAAAAAAATGTGCAAAATTTCAAAGATAAGCAGAATGAAATAATTGCAGGTTTTGATGGATATGAAAGATTCTTATATGAAGAGTCAGCGTCTTATACTACTAGTTCACTTGGAGAATTTGTACCTGCAACTTGGCCAAAAGTTTCACCTAAGCCTTTGCCAAAAACTCCTTATGAACTTAGATCTGTAACTTCATCAGAGGCTATTGACTGGTTTACAGGAATGTACGCCACTGCATCTATATACGATAGAGAAAATATACATTCATTAGAAAACACTGCCATACCTTTACATATTCATGAAGATCCTACTTTAGGTAAAGATGAAAATATAAATAGTGAATATGTTAAGTTTGTTAATATGGTCGGCCAATTTTTTGACAACATTTATTTATATGTAACGGCTATACCTGAAACATGGGACAGACACAATGCTTTAGATGCAAAACTAATTGAAGGTCACTTTAGCGGTTCTGATATGTTATCAAAAGACTTAATCTACATGGGATTAAAGTCATTAGGATATAGTCAGTGTCTAAAAACAGATGAACAAGACTTATGGTCCTATGTAATAGGTACAGATTCAGACGGAAACTTTGGAGATAAGCATAATTATTTTGCAACAAGTGATTGGTCATATTGGAATCAACCAGACGATCAGTTTGCATCGGCAAGTTATATTGCTGGTACTAGTGTATTTTCACAATCAGTAATACATGCTTCAGACTTTTATCAAACTTCACAATCTGTGCCTAGAGAAAATGTTAGACTAGAATTTGGTAAAAGATTATTAAACAATTTACCTCATCTGCTTAGAACTAAGGGAACTAAAGAAAACTTAAAGGCATATATGAATATATATGGTATACCTCAAAGTTTATTTAGAATAAAAGAATGGGGATCTCCAAAAGCTCCTAATTATTTTGACAATTCATACTATGAATATGAAACATTTAATTATAGGTTAAACTTTAATGGAACTTCATGTATTACTGCTTCTTGGGACGCAGTAACAGATCCTAGAATAATAGCAGATAATGGAGGAAGAACACAATATCCTGATACTATAGAATTTAGATTCAAATTACCAGACATGTTAGAATATAATCTAAAGTGTGGTAAAAGACAGTTTAATGAAATAGCAAACAATGCTAATAAAAAGGATATGGTTGTTGTACAGATAAATTCTAGTTCATTTATTGCTGTAGAACATGTATCTGAGCATATACCTTCAGCAGATCAGTCAAAATATGATTTTCCTATCGGTGAAGATAGTAAATATGGTAGAGTAAAGTTTGGATTAGGTGTAAATGATGGAACATATAAATATCCATCTTACTTTGTTTCTTGCTCTACAGATTGGGCACCTATATATGATGGAGATTTTTGGAATGTAATGGTTAGAAGAAATTCTCCATCTGCAACTGCTGTATCAAGCCAAATAACAGAAAACTTTACTTATGAGCTATTCTGTAAAAAGTCTACAGACTGGTCAAGGGCTACAATAACTCACGAATTTTCATCAAGCTTATCAACAAATGGAAGTACAACTGCAGGAAGACTTGCAAATAGTTCTTGGAATTCTGATGGTTTCCATGATGATACGTATGTTACAGGCTCATATTTTACTCCAGAAAACTCATCATCTAATTTTAATGGATATGCTGATGGTCTATTTGGATATAATTTTGATTCTTTCTTTATAGGAGGTGCAGTAGATAGTGTAGACTGGGGAATAAATAGAACTCCTGGAATAGACTATGAAAACTATAGTGGTTCATTACAAGAATTCAGATTTTGGATGAAGCCATTAACTGAGTCTGCATTTAATCACCACGTACTTAATCCAATGGCTATTGATGGAAATACTTATACTTCATCATATAATGACCTAATTGTAAGATATTCATTAGGAGCCGACCTTAAAACTTATGCATTATCAAATGGAACTGAGATTATATCTTCTCATCCAAACCAAGATATTCTTACACCATTTACAGACAATAGATCTACTTTTGCAACTGCAAGTGGATTTAATGGTGTAGTTGATTTTGAAGATGACCAAGAAAAAGTTGCAACAATCGTTCCTAATTATGTTGGATTATGTGTTGACCCTGACAAGGTTAGAGTACAAGAAAATTATTTAGATGGAAATCTTAGTGTAAACAAAACAGCAGAAGCGTCTTTACCACAAGATAATGACCAAAACAGAGTCTCAATACAGATGACTCCAGTTGACCAAATAAATATTGATATTGAGCACCAACTAGGAGGAATTGAATTTAATGACCTTGTTGGAGATCCTAGAGCAAAATATAATGAATTTTATGCTGATGTTATATTTTATGACGAGCATTATTGGAAAAAACATTTTGGTTCATTTAAGTACAATGAGTTTTTCAAGCTAATAAGATATTATGACGATACTGTTCTTTGCCAAATGAAAAAGAACGTTCCTGGTAGAAATAAGCCCGACTTTAATATTGCAGTAGAACCACATATATTAGAAAGACCTAGAATTCCTGTACATAGACCTACCCGTGTACCTCTTCATTTTGAAGGTTCTGCATCTGCAAGAGTTTTTGCACATGGTAATACTACCGAGTTAGGAAGATTCAAACATAATGGACCTGGAGATCCTTACTATAATAGTTGGGATGGAAACGGACCAGAAGAATCTAGATATGGTGACTTAGTTGCACCTAACCATAGGTTTGGTAATAGAGATGGTGCACATCAATTGCCTCAGCTACATCCTTCTTATGGAACAGGAGGTCAGAGAGAAAGAGAAAGAAATCCTGCAGGATTATTTAGAACAACTGTTGGAGAACTAGAAGCAACTATAAAACCTGCTTTTGAGCCTATAATTAAAGATGATATATTTATGTGTTGGGAAAGAGACCAACATGAAGGAGCTGCAAGATACGAATGGCATTTACCAGTAAATTGGGGAGATTCAAAAGGTGATTATGTAGACTATTCTGTAACAGGAACAAATTCAAATTCAGCAACAAAGGCTAGATCTAAAATAAAATTAGCTGGAACTTTTCCTAATGCAGGTGTATCAGCTGTAGCCTATGATAATACGACTATAATACTAACTGCAACAGATGGAACCGTAGTAACGTTTACTTGTGATGACCCTCTAGGAGGTACAGGTTCAACAATCGCCGGATCTCAATTTGCATATAGTAATAATCCACTAACGCTTGCAACAAATATTAGAACTGCAATCAATGGACATTCTAAGTTTACTTGCGGAACTGTTCATCAAGATGGTACAGTTGCACATTCATCTGGAGACCAAACTGCATTATATGTTGTACCTGTAACACAATCAACAGCAGGAGCAAATGGTAATACTACTATGTTTGGTACTTTCTTCCCACCTTATGGATATAATCCAAATGGTACTGGTGGAACAATTGCTTTATTCCAAGCTCATACTGCTAGTAGGTTCCATGTTATACCTGAAGAAACAGGTTTTTCTGGAGGTAGTGATGCAACAACAGATCCAAAAATAACTATAGTAACAGATAGTGTACGAACTTCAATAACTCAGTCTAACCCTTATTGGGAAAGAGATGTTTTAATGAATGTAAGTCACCCTATGGATCCTAGAGAACAGGAAAGATGGTATGATTTTAATAAACAAGAATATGTTTCAAGTAATTTACTTCCTAATAAGCCAATGTTCGATAGGGCTGGAAACTATCCAGTAATAAATAATGGTTTAACTTCATACGCAGATAATAAAAGCTGTAGAGATAGAGGTAAAGAATGGTTCTTCCCTTTTATTAGTGACCAAAGAATTTCATTCTACAAACATACAGAACTACATAGATTTGCAACAGAACTTAGCCAATCTTTAGGAATAAAAGTACCTAGAATAGATTTTGGACAAGCAGATATTGGATATGGTAATTTAGATGGTCAAGCTATAGTTTCACATAGTGGTGCACCGATACGAAACCTAAATGGAATATCTGTTTTAAGTAGATCTGCACAATATCAAGACTATAGAGCAAAAGGAATTCAAAATTTAATATATGACGGATGTATGATGTCAGCCTCAGATTTTAACGTAGATTCATCACAAACAATTGATGGTGGACCTGTTGTTGAAATAATAGACACTACACCGTTCACATTAACAGCTGCAGAGCCAACATTAGGCGAAGGACCAGGTAGAGTATCTGGTGAAGGAATCGGTAAAGGTTTAGGAAGTTATAGTGGTAGACCAATAAACAGAGGTCCTGCGGCAGGTAGAGGACAAGCAATAACGGGTGGCAGATTTAATATTCAGCGATCACCGGCTGGAAGACCACAACCAAATGGAAATCAAATGTCGTGATATATATAAAATTAAAAGACTTTGATATTTATTTATGATATAATCTGTAATAAGACGGAGAAACTCAAATGGGATATTTAGACAAAACAACTATTACTGTTGACGCAATCTTAACAAAGAAGGGACGAGAGCTTTTAGCTAAGAATAGATCTGCGTTTAACATAACAAAATTTGCACTAGCAGATGATGAGATTGATTATACATTATGGGATGTTAATCATGCATTAGGAACAAATTACTACGGACAGGCTATTGAGTCTATGCCAATTATTGAAGCTACACCTGATGAGTCTCAAATGATGAAATATAAATTAGTAACATTACCTAAAAATATTTCTAAGATGCCAGTAGTAACGGCACTACCAGGAGCGGTAACTCTTACTTCTGCAGGTCAACAAGCAACAATCGTTCCTTCAACTACGAACTTTCAAAATGGAAATAATACTTTTGGATATACAGCAATATTAGCAGATTCAGATGTTTGTTATCTTAATGTTGCACCAGGAGGAGCTGTTGATTCAAGATTCAACCCTTCAGTACCTTCTCCAATGGAGACTAATGTTAAGTCAATAAGCTTAGTTGGTAAGTCATTCCAAATAGTAGCAAAAGCTCAACCATTACAGTCAGTTTCTACAACTTTAACAATTATAGGAAATGAAACAGGTGGATCGGCAACTGTAACTATTACAGTTAATAAAGAAGAGGTAAGTACAAACGTACTAGAATCACCAGCATATAGATAATAGAGGAAGATAAACATGGCATCATATAAAGACTCAAGAGGAAATCCAGTATCACCAGCAAGGTTAACTCCTACTAGAGCTTCTAATCAAAGCGATAGAGTAACTAGAGATAGAGAAAGACCACAACAAGAGCCAAGCAGAAGACCTTTTGTTAGGCCTAGGCCAAATCCAATAACACCAAGAGCAATAACAAGCGTATTCTCTGAGTTTGGTGTTGATGATATAGTAGAAAACCTAGATTCAGATGTAGTAACGGCTGCATTATTTTCAGAAAACACTGGTGAAATTTCTGGAATGTTTACTTCATCTGCACAAAGCCAAAGTGCAGGAGAATATTATTTAGATGTATATCAAAAAGATCCATCTACTAATAATAACCAAGAAATACAGTTTGCAATTGCATTTGGACACTATGCAGGATCAGGATCTAATCCACCTCAGTATGCTTCAGTTGGTTTCACACCATCAAAAGCAGTATATACACAATATGCAAACACATTATTAAATGCAGGAGATACAAGATTTTCAGTAACTTCTCCACATGCAAATTCTAGTGAAAACTTAGAAATGATTTATGCAATAAACTTTCAAAGAACTAGAATGAAAGAAAAAATAGATCCAGGTAATTGGGAACTACATGTATCTGGTAATGTTAATCCAATAAAACTTATAGACGATTCTACTGTATCAGATGGTACAGTAACAGAAGCAGGTAGACAATACTTTATTAGAAGTGGTACTATAGATGCAGGCGTATTCTCAGGTGACACACAACATTATGGTATAGTTTATCCTGATATGGGAACTATTATTTTAGATCCTAAAGCTATTAGTGGTTCTGTAGGTCTTAATATAAATTCAGCGTCATTTGCATATTCATCAACTCCTGTTACAGTTTCAAATGCAAATACTACTGACTTCTTTAAGCATTTAAGTGGATCTTCAACTGCACAAGTAGGATACTTAGCTGCAAGAAATAAAGAAACAATACATTCAACACATTATTTTGTTAGAGTTAAAAATAGTGAATTTAACTTTTCAAATAATCCAACATTTACTTCTGGTTCTACAGGAACATTTGCAAATGCATCTTTCTTTAGAGACCCTAAGTCTTATGTAACTACAATTGGATTATATAATGATAACAATGAATTATTGGCTGTTGCAAAATTAAGTAAACCATTATTAAAAACTTTTTCAAGAGAGGCTTTAGTAAGAGTAAAATTAGAATTCTAAAATAGGGAAGAGGTATGTCGGAAGTCTTCAAAACATTTAATCAGGATGACATACAGATCCGAGATTTTACTGCACGCAAATCTTATACTCTGACCTTGTCAAACTATTCTGCATCTTATGAGCCGGACAATCCGTTAATGGTAGATGGTGATTCAATTGTACCTCAAGTTAAAGGGTATGTTGGTAAGTGCGATAGATTTACTGAATTTAATAGTGGTAGTGAAGACCTAAATACTGCTAATTTAATACCTTCTAGATCTGTATGGGATAATCTTTGGCAAATGTATTACAGAGACTGGCCAAATCATGGTAGTGTGTTTTGTACTAGAGGTGATAAAAGAGAACATAGAGAGTTATATGATACTGCTTATGTAATTTCTGTACCTCATTACATTTATGGTCAAGGAATTACAAGAGACTCTTTAACTGTTTCTTTTCCATCGGTTCAACCAGGTTCAGGTTCAAGTGAAACAATAACACTTAAAGATGATGGCTTTGGAAACTTATATAATACTTCTTTTGCAACTTCAAGTGGTTTAACCATAACCTCTTCTGTACCTCCAACAAGTAGAACAACTTTATATCTTCCTTTTAAGGATTTAACACAATATCAATATATGCCTGCTTTTGGTAAAGGATTTTTACATGAGCAAATTGCGTCTGGAAGTATACGCGATTATAGTATGTATCAAAATAATATCTCATCAAATAGAATAAAGGTAGTAACAGGAAGCAAATACGGAACAGGTATAGAGTTTACAGGAATGTATGGAGACTCACATACTATAGGTATAACACCTGATGAAATGAAAGCACAAGATAGTTGGAGTTTTGTAAAGATAGATCCTGACTATAAGGTACCACAATTAGATTTTATAGAAGATGAAGATTTTGCAATATCATTCTACTTAAACATAAGCGCAAGTCAAAATTCAGAAGGTTCATTTACAAATCAAGTAATACTTTCACATGAAATACCTTCACCTGCAACAGAGTCTATGCTTATTGGTGCAAACGAAAACATTACAAACGGAGATGGAAACTTTTCATATCCATTTAGAATAGAACTAACTGCTGAGGGTTATATAAATGCAAGTAGAAAGGATGGTACTGGTCAAGTTAAAAGCTGCCAAGTAGAAGACGATTTTAGAGATGGTAATTGGAGACACATTGTATTTCAAAAAACAGGCTCTACACTTGATTTATATGTTAATCATTCAAAGGACAATGGCGATACAAACACAATGGTAGATGCTGGTCCTATAAAAAATAGAGGTTCAATAATATTGGGATGTCAAAGAAACTTAATAGAAGGAGTTGTTGACCCTAGAACAAATCAAAGGCAATTTATACCACACCACAATAGACCATTCGCAGGACAAATAGATGAATTCAGAATATTTGACAAAGCACTCACAACAGAGCAAGTAAACTATATGAGCTCTTCATTAGGAACCGGTCTAAACCATTGGGGTAATGTATTTTATGAACATGGACAAATAGTAATTACACATCCATCATCGTCATATCTTTCAGCAGCTCCAAGAGAAGCTTCACTTCAATTTAGAAACAAAACAACAGTAACTGAAAACCTATTTAGTTGTGAGGTAAAGTCTAGTGAACTTAATTTCTCAACTAATCCTTCACTAGTACAAAACCATAAAACAAAAGATGTAAAAGAATTTGCACTTTCAAATGATTTTAATCCATATATAACAAAAATAGGATTATATAATGATGCTGGAGAACTTTTAGTTATAGGTTCACTAGCACAGCCAATATTTAAGATGGTTGATTACGATATGACTTTTGTTGTTCGGTATGATACTTAATGAAATACAGCTATATTTATATATAGTTAAGGTGTGTACCACCATATAGGAGAATTATTTTGGCATTAGTATTTAGAGACGTAAAAGGAGCACCATTAACTCATGCTGAGGTTGATGGAAATTTTAGGCATCTAACAGGATCGCATGAGATATCTGGTAGTATAAAAGTACAAGGTAATATATCTGCAAGTGGAAATATAACTGGAAGTAATATATTACTTACGGGTACAGATTCTGTTTTAGCAGTTAATAGTATTAGTGCTTCTGGCGGATTGACTGGTTCTCATTTATACATATCAGGTAATTCAGTTATTGATGGTAATCTTACACTAGGTGGAAGTATGACTGGTGGAGATGCAAATACAGACTCGGTAACATTTAATGCAGATATTACGTCTAATCTTAGACCAGATGCAGATGATACCTATGATATTGGTACAACAGCTAATAGATGGAAAGACATACATGCGGTAACGGCCCAAGGAGAAGTTAGTGTACAAAACCACATAACTGCATCTGGTACGGCCACTTTAGCCGATCAACAATATGGAATTTGGATAGGACCATTTTCAATAAGTGGTACGGTTGATATAGGAGCAGGTAGCAATTTTGTAGTTACCAGTTTCAATCGAATGAACGAGATAGATTTATTAAACTATAGTGACTACTAAGATAATTAGAGGGAAAGTAAAATGAGTAGACTTAATGTAAACAGCGTAAACCCACATGATGGCGTAAAGGTAAGCATCACGGGATCTACAAATGGAGGACTTATTGTTAGTGCTTCACCAGCATCAGATGGAAATCCGGTTGTACAAGTACATGGATCCGTTTCAGCATCTGGAGAATTAACAGCATCAAATGCATTTTTTAGCGGTAATGTACATGCCGTAGGAAATATATATGTTGAAGGACATGCAACCTTCAGTGCATTTACACCAGGAGGTATCCAATTAGGAGACCAAAATACGGATAACGTAACATTCGGTGCAGATGTAAACTCAAATATTATTCCAGATGTAAATAATACTTATGACTTAGGTTCAGATGCCCAAGAATGGAGAGATATTTATGTTGAAGGTACAGGATATATTGATAGACTTGTACAAGACGATGCTTCTGTTACTAATACTGCAAGAGGTGATTGGAACTTTAATGATGATGCCGGAGTTATTTCCCTAAGAGTCAACTCAGCTGACGGTAACATTGGTGTAAAAGTTTCTGACCCTAATACAGAATTCGAAGTTAGCGGTAGTATATCTGCTTCTGGCGATATTGCAATTGAAGGACACGTATCTGCATCTAATATTAGTGGTAGTGGAACCTTAACAGGAGAACACTTATATATTAGTGATGACGCAGAAATAGTAGATTTACTAACTGTTGGTCAAATATTAGTTACAAATGTAACTGCATCTAATATAAGTGCAAGTGGAACTATTACAGCTAATAAAATAGAATCAGACCAATTATTTTCTCATGTAGGAGACGCAAATACAGGAATACAGCTTGGCTCAGATACTGTACAAATTGAAGGTAATGATGTAATACTAGCTAATTTCACTACAGCTAGAATTGAGTTGAATCAGCCTGTAACGGCATCTGTTAATATAAGTTCAAGTGAAACTGTAACTGCAGAAATATTTGATGCATCTACAGGAGTAATTATTGCAGAACAAAGATTAGTTTATGATTCAGCAGGAGATACTATAAAGGTAGAAGATTCAGGATTATGGGTAGAAGGTGGCCACCTTACAGCTTCAAATGCTGTAAGCGTAAGTGGTGTAACTACTACAGGTATCTTAAATGCATTTGGTAATGTTTCTGCAAACGCAAACCTTGAAGTTTTAGGAACAACTACATTAGGTAACGCAGCTGCAGATTCAATTGGACTTGTTGGTAACATTACAGCATCAAATGTTATATCTGCATCTAGTACGACTGCAACTCACTCATTTGGTGGAGAGATGCATATTTCAAACCAAGTTTCACTTATGGATGGTGGAAATCAAGGTAGAGTAGGTATTGGAACTTTAACTCCAGACTCATCATATAGACTACACCTTCTTATTGAAAACTCAGTAGATAATAACTTTATTAAGATTCAATCAAACGCAGGTCATGCTTCTTATGGTATACTAGCAAATGGAAATCATACTATTTATAGTAACAAGGCAAATGGAGCTCTAGAATTAGGAGCAGAAGGTACAACTGGTTTAACTATTTCTTCATCAAATAATTTAATTACTCCATTGAAAGTATCTGCTTCCGCTGCAACAGGTGTTCATATATTTGGAGGAACATTAGTAACTCCATCAACAGAAGATCTAGCAGACAGTGGAGCAGCATCAATAACACGCTTTAGTTCTCACTTCTCAACAGGAGGTTCAGGCGAAACAGCTACTCTAGCTGCAGGTCAAGAAGGACAGTTCAAATCTTTCGCAATGAAAGATGATGGTGGTGGAGACATGGTAATTACGGTTACAAATGCAGGATGGAAATCTTCTGGTACTGGAACTCTTACTTTCGATACAATAGGAGATGCATGTCTACTACAATATATCGGTGCAAAATGGCACATTGTTGGTAATAATAGTGTAGTCGCTGCATAATAAAAAATAAAAGGTTATATATGGCAAGAAGAATTAAAAAGATAAATGGGTATAGAAGCGGCTTTGAAAATAAGGTCGCTTCTGCACTTTCAGAACAAAGTATAAGTTTTGAATACGAGGTTACACAAATAGAGTATATAAAGCCTCAAACAAACCATAAGTATACAGTAGATTTTACTTTACCAAATGGTATATTGATAGAAACTAAAGGTAGATGGACAACTGAAGATCGTAAAAAGCATCTACTAATAAAAGACCAACACCCAAACTTAGATATTAGATTTGTTTTTCAAAACCCAAAAGGAAAAATAAGAAAGGGTTCTAAAACAACTTATGCAGATTATTGCGATAAGCATGGAATCTTATGGGCAGATAAAGAAATACCTAACGAATGGTTACTGGAAAAATAGTTTCCTGAGATTTTACCGATTCAATAAAATTTATTATATTATACCTATAAATGGGTAATTTAAGAATCATACAAATATTAGAACAAGTACTTGGTCGTTCAAAAACAAATGAACAGACTGGAGAAGTTGGCTTTCATTGTCCTTTTTGCAAGCATCATAAAAGAAAGTTTAATCTAAATTTAGAAACAGAAAAATGGCATTGTTGGGTATGTAGTGTTAAAGGTAGAACTATATCTTCACTATTCAAAAAATTAAATGTTTCTAGAGAAATAATAAGTAGATTATCTAAACTTACTGGTAAAGCAATAAAGGTAGATGATAATAAAAAGTATGACGACTTATCTTTGCCTAGTGAATATATTCCACTCTATTTAGCAAATAAGAAAAGCCCTGAATATAAGAATGCTATAAATTATCTTCTTGGTAGAGATTTAAGTGGAACTGATATTTTAAGATATGGAATAGGTTATTGTGAAAGTGGAAGATATAGTGGTATGATAATTATACCTAGTTATGATTGTGATGGAAATCTAAACTTTTTTACTGGTAGAAGCTACTATAAAGATGCAACATATAAGCATAATAATCCTAGAGTTAGTAAAGATATTATTGGCTTTGATTTATATATTAACTGGGATGAGCCAATAACAATTGTTGAAGGAGTATTTGATGCAATAGCAGTTAGGCATAATGCAATACCGTTATTTGGTAAACTAATGCTAGATAGTCTTAAAACAAAAATAATAAAAAATAAAGTAAATAGAATAAATATTGCACTAGATTCAGATGCATTAGAACATTCTATAAAAATGGCAGAATATTTTATGAGTTTAGATAAGGAAGTACATATTGTAGACTTAGGAGAATCAGATCCCAGTGAAATGGGACATGAAAACTTTCAAGATTTACTAGATGAATCTAAACCATTAACATTTGGAAAATTGATGGAGTATAAATTTATATGCAAATAGATATTGGATTTGATAAAGTAGATAAGATTCTACATGTAGCTGATATACATATTAGAAACTTCAAAAGGCACAAGGAATACAGGCAAGTATTTAGAAAACTATATAAAGAAGCAAAGCTTTTACCAAAGAATAGTTTAATATATGTAGCTGGTGATATTGTTCACACAAAAACAGATATTAGTCCTGAGCTAGTAGAGTTAACTTCTGAGTTTTTTAGAAAGTTGGCTGATATTAGACCAACAATAGTAATTACTGGTAATCATGACGCCAACCTAAATAATTCTAGTAGATTAGATGCGCTATCACCAATAATAGATAATCTTGCACATTCAAACCTTCACTACTTAAAAAATAGTGGAATATACAGAGTTTCTAATATAGATTTTATAGTCATGTCTGTATTTGATGACCCTAAAGACTTCCCAGATGCTACACAAGCATCGAATATTAAAATTGGTTTACATCATGGACCGGTACATAATTCTGTAACTGATATTGGCTATGTTGTAAACAATGAAAGCCTAAAACAGTCTGTATTTAAGGGATGTGACCTAGTTTTATTAGGTGATATACACAAAAGACAATATTTAGATAAAAATGAAACTATAGCCTATGCTGGTTCTCTAATACAACAAAACTTTGGTGAAACTTTTGAAAACCATGGTTATATGTTATGGGATATGAATACACTAAAAGGTGAATTTATTGATATACATAACGATTATGGATATTATACTGTTGACATGATAGATGGTAAATTGCCAAACATAGATAATATACCTAAATATCCAAGATTAAGAATAAGAACAACAAATACTACACAGGCAGAACTGAAAAAAGGACTGGTTGAAATAAGAAAAAAGGCTAGAGTTAGAGATGTTATTCATATAAAAACAGATAAGCTTGCTAATATATCTAATAACTCAAAAAATGCAATTGAAATAACAAAGGATATTAGAGATTCTAATTATCAAAATGAACTAATTGTAGATTATTTAGAAAGAAATTATGACCTAGATCCTGATTTATTAAATAGAATAAGAAAAATAAATAGAGACCTAAATTCATTATTACCTGATGTAGAAATAAGTAGAAATCTTAGTTGGAAGCCAAAGACTTTTGAGTTTTCAAACATGTTTAGTTATGGCGAAAATAATAAAATAAACTTTGAAAATATGAATGGAACTGTCGGAGTATTTGCACCAAACCATTCAGGTAAGTCTGCAATATTAGATGCAGTTGCATATTGTTTATTTGACAAATGCTCAAGAACAAAGTCAGCATCAGAAGTTATGAATACTTCTAAGAATAATTTTAGTTGTACTTTTAATTTTGAAATAGATGGTATAGATTATTTTATAGAAAGAAGAGCTAAAAGGTCTCATACTGGCCATGTAAGAGTAGACGTAGATTTTTGGATGATTGACGAAGCAGGAGAAAAAGTATCACTAAATGGAGAACAAAGAGTATATACAAATAGAAATATTCGTGGTTACTTAGGATATTATGAAGATTTTGTTCTAACTGCTCTATCACTACAAAACAATAATACAGGATTTATAGATAAAAGCCAAGTGGAAAAGAAAGATTTATTGGCACAGTTTCTAGATATTACAGTATTTGAAGAACTATATAGAGTTGCAAATGAAGAAATAAAAGAAGTTGAAGTTTTACTTAAGCACTTCAAAGACTTAGATTTTACTCAACAACTAATAGATTCTGAAGAGCAATTACAAATACATGAAGCAGACTATAAAAACTATGAGAAAATAAAAGATTCTATAAATAAAAAACGTGAAAAGCTAAACGATAAAATTATAGAACAAACTTCTAATTTATTAAAACTAGACAGTATTACCGACATTAAAGAATTAAAGTTAAAGAAGAAAGATATATTATTAGAAATATCTTCAGCAGAAGAAAGATTGGCTAAATATGATAGATATTTTTCTCAAAACACTCCTAGACTTAGAGAGCTTACAAGATTAGAAAAGAAATATAATGCAGAAGATATTGATGATAGACTTAAAAAGCTAAAATTAACGAGAACAGAACAGACTACTGTAAAGTCCGAACTAGATAAACTTAAAATTATTATTAAAAATAAGTTAGATAAGTTAAAAGCAATAGGTCAATTTGACCCTAATTGTGATTTTTGTAAGAATACACCTTTTGTTCAAAGTGCTTTTAAGATAGAAAATGAATTAAGAGATGACAAAATCTCAGTAAATAGACTTTTAGATAGACAATCAAAGTTAGATTCATTAGTTGGAATATTAGAACCAGTTGAAACAGAGTCAGTAGAATTAAAAAATATTGTTGATGAACATAATAAATTATCAAAGTATCAATCTGAGATAAAGTTAAAAAGAGTTCAAAGAAGATCTGAGTTACGAGAAAAAAATAGAAATTTAACTTCTGTAGAAAAAGAAATAGATAAATACTATAAGAATGAAGAAAATCTTCGACATAATTCAAAGGTACAAAAGAAAATAGACTCTCTAAAAGAACAACTATCAGAAGTATCTACTGAACAAGTAGAAAATTCTAATAATTTACAAGAAGCATTTAGTAAGTTATCTATGGTAAAACAGTCTATAGAATCTACACATTCATCAATAGAACAGGCGCATGACCTAGAAGAAAAGTATAAGGCTTATGAATATTATCTAAACTCTATACAAAGAAATGGTGTACCATACGAGCTAATATCTAATATTTTACCATATATACAAGAAGAGGTAAATACAATTTTATCTCAGATAGTTGATTTTAGTATTGAATTTAGTGTAGATGGTAAAAATATAAATACTTTAATATCTTATGGAGACAATAAAAAATGGGCACTAGAATTAACATCTGGTATGGAAAAGTTCATAAGTTCTCTAGCCATTAGAGTCGGTTTAATAAATGTTTCTAATCTGCCAAGACCAAACTTCTTAGCAATTGATGAAGGTTTTGGTAATTTAGATGCTAATAATCTAAACTCTATATTTATGTTGTTTGATTATCTAAAAACAGAATTCGATTATGTAATAGTTATCAGCCATATTGACCTGATGAGAGATATTACAGATAATTTATTAGAAATAAGCAAGTCTTCAGGATTAAGTAACGTAGTCTATAACTAATTTTTCTCTTCGGCTATATTTATATATGGTATAAAAGTGAAATATAGTTGGAGACTAGTATTTAGTGGCGACAATACAAAGAACATTCAAGGACCCTACATTACAGAACCCCTTGAAATACCTGGGTTACGATTCTATACCTGTTGAGATAGAAGATTCAGGAATTTCAGAGGACTATTTTAATGTACAAGGCATAGGACAAGAACTTCATGCAGGTAAGAATTTATTCTATATAAAGCCTGACCCCGAAACATTAGTAGAAAATGCTGAAATCGGAGTAGAAGTTCTAGATGCTGACGGTGACCTAGTACCAGTACGTCTTTTAGATAATAGAAGAAGTGATGGTTCTATAGGACTAATCATTGAGGTAGATGAGACCAGACCTAAAGGATATGGTCAAGTAACTATTGTTTCAGTTGCAAAAGGAAGAGTACTCAATGCTAGAATTGCTCCAGTTAGAAATCCTGGTGTATTTAATATAAGATGGGCAAAAAGAGTATATATAAATAGAGACGCAAATAATACGTCTGAAATAACATATATTACTCCACCAAAAATTGAAGTATCTGAATTAAAACTTCCTTACTATGAGCATTACTTTAATACAAAGCTTACTTCTTCTCTATCTTCAGCCCTAACTTCTGCAAACCCAGTAATACAAAATGAAATAACATGTTCTATATATCAACTTTCTTCATCATATAATACAAATGCAAAAATATCTTATGATAAGAGAGGAGAACAAATATACTTAGAGCTAACAGGATCTGATTTTGGTGGATTTGTTAGTGATATGGAAAATGGTACTATATTTTTTGATGCAAAAGATATAGTTGGAATAGACCCTGAGGCTACGGCGCTAAATACTTTAGTTGAAGATGGAGATGGATTCGATGATATAAATTCAGAAGGTTCTTATTTCACTAGTATACTCCAAGTACTTTCACCATCTAGAGTATTAGCATCTAGCCCTCATACAACTTTTCAAGGATCAGGTCAATCATTGCATGAAGTAATGCACCAAAACTTTGAACATAGTGATTTTACACTAACATGGGCAATGCCACCTTATTCTCACAGTAGATACCCACACCCAGATCCACCAGAATCAGAATCAATGTTCAAAACCTCATATGCTGGGGTTGTTATTGATGACTTAGACCCTTATTCAGGTGAAGTACATAGAATAAAAACATACATAAGAGCAGAATCAAGGCCAGATGATTATCACCTTTGCTCTGATTTACCTGTAGAGGCACAAGAAATGCTAGTTGTTTCAATGTCTCCTCACTATAATAAAAATAGATTTAAGAATATACCATGTGGAAGATTTGATAGATTAAATTCTTCTGTAGATACTTCAGACGTAAGATACTTTGGAAATTATTGGTACACTACTGCAGTTGGACTAGAAGCTCCAACACTTTCAATAGTATCTGAATCACTCGCTACGCCAACTGTAGAACAACCTCCAAATACTGTTCTAGACTTTATACCCATGCGACCGTCTCTTAGGGTTGGTTCACTTGGAGAAGTTTCACCATTAGATGATAATGTTGGAAGGAACCCAAGTGTACAACCTCTAAAGGTGGTAGAATTGCGAAGTAATGTTTCTGCATCATTTAAGCAGGACAAAGTTTACGTTTTAGAAGTAAGTGCCTTTGTTAAAAGTAGAGAAATAACAACCTTAGAAGATAATCACCTTGGTGTTGCACATGGTATTGGAACATTCAAGATAGGAGCTCCACAAAATTCATCTGGAGGCCAAGCACCTGGATTCCAAGTTCAACCTCCACTTTATGGTGGTATTGTATCTGGTCAAGGGGTAAATTCACAAAATGTATTTACTATACCCGATGGACCTGTGTTAACTGCACCAAGGCTAGATATTTTTGGTTTCGGAGATGCATTTCAAGATGATACAAACCGTATAGGTTTAGGAAAACTTATTGGCGAAATAAATGATGTCAACCAACCACAAGGTAGAGTTGTTGATATTAAAAAGGTAGAAGGATATTCTGGTGTAGACCATGTACTTGAAGTAAACTTTAGATTCCCGTTCAAAGCAGACGCAAATGCTATTGGAGAATTTAGATTTGAAATAGAACGAGGATTGTGGTATTTTCAAGAAATATCTGTTAAACCTTATGAAAGAGCTGGTGTATCTACTCACAATTATAACTATTTAGTACCACTACCTAGAGGTTTATCTCATCCAGATAAAAGAGATGTTTTTGACTTCATGTTTGAATTCTATAATATAGAAGGACACATGTGTGCAGAAAAAGTCTATATAGATAATGTTTGTATGGACAATGAATGGACTATTGCACCAACAAGTATCGTTGTAGAAAATATAGATAATGTCGAAAATAATATAGAAATAAACGGTCCTCTAGTTGTCAATAATCTAACTAATATAACAAGTTCAACTTCAAATATAGATATTACAAATAACTTTGGAGATATATTAGTATATAATACAGGTTCAGGAGAAATTGGTCATGTACAATTAGGTTGTGCTTTAGACTTTATGGATAAAGATAATTGTTGTTGCCATCTACATGCAGATACAAACATTTATATCTTTATAGATAATACGAGTATGAAGGTAACTCAGCAAAATCCTGACGGTCTTTCTGCAGCTCAATATACTCCAGGACTTATTACTAGATGGGTAATTACCAAGTTTGAAAAAGATATGAGGGAGAGATACCCTTATTGGAAAGGAAATATATTTGTAGGACAAGGATCTGGAGGACCAGGTCAAGGTACATTACCAGCTGAAAGATGGTTATCTATGATGTCATGGCCGGCAGTTGGTAATCAGCGAATAGATAATGATGGTATAGGACAAGGTATTACTGGTAGTATGGCATCCGTTACTTGGGGAGAATTTCCTTATGGAACAACTGCAAATGATGAATCTATCGGAGCATACGTAAATTCAGATGAGTTTGAAGCGTACGGATATCGAACAAATGAGTATTATCTTGAAAATTCACCAATCATAAAAGATGGTGTACCAGATACAAATGTAATTGTATTTACAATGGTTGATGAAACAGATGCAACCACAAACTCGGTTACTGGTGGACCAGGTAATGGTTATCACTATAGAAATAACGACTCAAGTTATTCATCACAGGCTACAGACCTAACAGGTACATCTGCAGATTTTACAAATCATTTAACGAGTCACTATAAAGCAGATTACGGACTATTTATCGGTAAGGCGCATCCATTATATACTTGCTTTGCAGGTTATGTATATGCTCTTCCTAGTTCTTTATCAACAACACACCCAGTAAGACAACACTTTGCATTACATATTTATGCGGCAATAGAAACTGGTATTGTAGATTCAGATGATTTTATATCTGAAACACCTACAGGTGGTAATCTTAGCGCAATAACGGGTAGTAATCCTTATGCTGGCGTAAACTCTGTAGGAACTAATTCACCATGGTATCAAGGTGGAATATACGGGTTAAAGAGTCAATCCATAAAAGAAAAACATGACTTTGTTGGAGGTATAAGTGGATGGTATTCTGAAAGTTTAGTTTATCCTGTATCACTAGTAGAAGCAAACAAGTCGGGTTCATGGCTAAGAGGTCAAGCAAGCTTCAGTGCAGATTTATTTGAGTTTATCAATGGTGATTCTATAGGAGTTAAAGTTGATGGTACAACAATCTGTGTAAATGAAGCCAATGAATTATTTGCAAGACATACTGGTTCTTATACAGGTTCATTTACAGGAGATATAGTTACCACTAATATAAACATAAATAATGGTGGTGTAAACACTTATATAATTGGTGATACTTTCGTCATAAATAGTACAACTACTAATATTTTTGGTGGTGATACTTTCATAAATAATCTAAGCATAAATAAGTTCGATATAACAAATATTACTAATATAGATAATAGTACAACTTCTGTTAGAAATGAATATAATAACTTTGTTGTATATAATAACACGACGAATGAAGTAGCAGAACTTAAATTAGGTTGTGCACTTGATTTTATGGATAGTGAAAACTGTTGTTGTCACCTTCATGCAGATACCAACATCTATATTTTTATTGATAACACTAGTTTAATTTTTAGTGGTTCTGCACCAGATAGTCCTGCAATATTGACAAGATATGTTATTCCTAAATTTGAAAAAGATATGCGAGAAAGATACTCGTATTGGAAAGGAAATATTTATGTAGGAGCTGGAGATACTGGCGGTGTATTTAATGTTAGAGAAAGATGGTTATCTTGGATGTCATGGCCAGCTGTTGGTAATCAAAACGAACTATCTGCAGGATCTGGTATCACAGGAAGCTTAGTTTCAGTTAGATGGGATGCATCCGGATCCGGTACAGATTTTGCAGCAGGAACTTATGCTAATTCTGATGATTATCATGCGTATGGATATAGTTCATCTGCATATTATCTAGAAAATTCACCTATTAGTTCATCTGGAGAAAGTGATAAAAATGTTATTGTATTTACTCTTGTTGATGAAACACATCAGAGTTATCATAATAATTCTCAACAAACACAAGGACCACAAGGTGTAGCCGCAGATTGGGCAAACGAACCTCAAGACGACTACAAGCGTGATTATGGATTATTTATAGGAGAAGCTCATCCTAAATACTCTTGTTTTTCTGGATATGTATATGCTTTACCATCCGGCCAAAACATAGCACATCCTGTAAGGCAACAATTTGCTTTACATATTTATGGTGCGATAGAAACATCTGCAGTTGATTCAGCAGACTTTATAGGATTTACTGCAACTGGAGGTAATCTTAGTGCAATAACTGGTTCGAATCCTTATGCTCATGCATCTAACTCAGTTGGTACTTTGTCTCCACACTATCAAGGTGGAATATATGGACTAAAGAGTCAGTCTATAAAGGAAAAGCACGACTTTGCTCAAGGTGCACAAACATGGCATGCAACAAATGGAAATGTACATCCTCACCAAGAATTAAACTCAACATCATCATGGGAATCAGGTCAACAGGCGTTTTCAAGTGACCTATTTGACTTTATAGATGGTGATTCTATAGGAGTTAGAGTAGATGCAAAAACTATATGTGTAAATGAAGCCAATGAATTATTTGCAGAAACAGGATCTATGGTTGTTTCTCAGTCTATTTCATCTATAACTGCTTCTTTTGCACTAACAGCATCTCACGCAGTATCAGCTTCTCACGAAATAACATTTGAACTTTCATCTTCTAATGCACAAACTGCTTCTCTTGCATTAAGTGGAACAGGTTCTTTTACAGGTAGTTTTACAGGAATAAGTAATACTACAGGCTCATTTACCGGTTCAGGACACATAACATCAGCATCCTTTGCCGTAACTGCTTCACATGTAATAGGAGGTGGTAGTGGTGATGGAGATAATTTAGGTAATCATACTGCAACGCAAGATATAAACCTAGATGGAAATGATATTATTGGAATAGATAATTTAATAGTATCTGGAAATATAACTGCTTCTGGTACTGTAAGTTCTTCTGGAGGTTTTATTGGAGATTTAACCGGTACGGCAAGTTATGGAGCAGATAATGACTGGTACAAACAAGGAGTTTCAAATGCTCTTACAGACCCACAAATAACCGATCAGATATATCATAATGGTCTAGTCGGTATAGGAGATTTTTCTAGTGATTCAGTAACTCATCAATTACAAGTTGAAGGAAAGACTAGAATAGGTAATTCAACCGACGATAGGCATGAATTTACAGGTTCAATACACTTATCACACTCTGCAATGTCTATATTTACTGGTAGTGGTAAGCTTGCGTTTGGTTTACAAAATACAAATGCACAATTTACTCAGGCAAATACTAGACTGGTACAATTCTATAGTGGAAGTGATAGAGCAGTATTCTTAAATGTTACCAACTGGGAAACAGCTTCAGCATTTACAGCCGCAGGTGGAAGTCCTGGTGACGCATCACCTTCTACAAACGGCCCAAGAACAGGAATTTCTGTTAATGGAGTAAATTCAAGGGCAAACTATGGATTAGGCGGAACAAGAGGAACAGCAGGAGGAAATATATCCTTCCATCCAGATACCTATGAAGGTAATACAAATGGTAATGACTTAGGTGATGGAGGTGACGTAGATTCTTTAGGTAGAAGATTATTACAAGAAGTTTTACATATTTCTACCGGAGGTAATCCTCAACCTAGTATAAATATACATGCAAGAGGTGATAGAGGCCAGCAGATACGATTCTTTGTTGGAAATGACGACGCAAGAAATACTGGTGGACCAACTGTAGAAACTCAAAGAATGACCATAATCAATGAAGGTCTTATTGGTATTGGTACTCATGACCCTCAGCGTAGACTTCATATTTCTGAAAGTGGAAATACATATAATGGTCAAAAAGTACCTCTTAGAGTAAATAACTTTACAGAAGGACCTGCACAAAATGTTCTTGTATGGGACGAAAATACAGGTGATGTCTATAAAAAGCCACTATCAGAGTTACCGTCTGGAGATGCTGGTATAAATACATTTATTATTGGTGATACTTTTGTTATAGGACCACATAACACATTTATTAACAATGTTTCTATATTCTCAGATTCTACATTTATTACTAATTTAACTGCAAGCAATGGTCAATTTACAGGTTCATTCACAGGTTCATTTACTGGAGATGGTAGTGGACTAACAGGAGTTACTGGTGAATGGGACGGAACACTTAATGGTGATGCACAAATAACTGGTTCACTAGTTTTAACTTCAAACTTTACAGCATCAAGTAACGTAAGTGTTAGTGGAGATATTGAGGTAAGAAATATAACGGCATCAGGACAAGTTAGTGCAAGTGGTGGTTTTGTTGGAGATTTAACTGGAACGGCAAGTTATGGTGCAGACAATGACTGGTACAAAAGAGGAGCATCTGATGCACTTACAGATCCTACGATAACTGATGAAATATATCACAATGGAAACGTAGGTATAGGAGACTTTTCTTCAGATACCGTTACTCATAAACTACAAGTTGAAGGAAAAACAAGAATAGGTAATTCCACAGACGATAGGCATGAATTTACTGGTT